GGATGATGGGTATCAATCAGCTGTGCTGCGTCCTCATTAATCAGCCTCATCAAGTAGCCTCTGTCATGGGGTATATCATAGCGTACTCTGCAATTGACTCGAACACGCTTGCGACCGCTGAGCCCTGCCTGCCCATCATCCTGCGCAAAGTCATCTATAACTAGCTCAAAATATCGGTTGCTGTTTGGTCTATCCTCAAGGGGCGTTACATAACCTGTGCCCTTATTCACAGCTACATAGCCATGATGAGAGTCTGTTTTAGGGCTGATGCTCTCTATCATGTTCTCTAAAAATGTAAGCGCTGAAAAGATACCTTGGCTCATTAGTCGACCCCTAACTTTTTACGCATATCAATCTCTACAGCTTTAACTAGCACCTCTACATCTTCATCAGTTAAGCCTAAGAATTCTCTAGTATCATTAACGTGATATCCATAACTCTGCACATGTTTAGTGAGTCCTATCTTGAAGCCTGTAGGGGTGGCCTCTGTGACTATTAGATTATTCATCAGCTGCCCGCTCAGCACTAGATCTACCTCAGCGCTATCATCATCACCACCCCTGCCCCTGCTGTCTGCTTTGTACTGTTGATATCCATCTTTATAATATACGCTGTTACCAGTACGTGATGGCCTGCCCCCTTTAGGTGCTAGCCTTGCGCCCCGCTTAGACACATACAGCGACTTAGTAGAATACTCTTTAAACTCTACACCGTTTGCATCGATGCCTCTAGATGTGCGCATCTTTATAGATGCTAGCGTGTTCATTGCCAGGCGCATAGTGTCTTGAGCACTCCAAATAGTACGGGGTATCTTTATGTTTACAGCTGCAGGCATCAGTGCTTCATACCTCTAGCAGGTGTAAAGAATGAATCTTGACTACTCTTGTTATAGGTGCGCCATGACGCTCTGAGATCAGTAGCACTGCCCCCTACTTGGCTTTGATTAGTTTCCCCTGCATCTATAGTGCCATCACCATCAATGTCTAAAGCCACTGCATCAAGGGCTGCTTTTAATAGATCATTACATCTAGCCCGCATAGCCTCAGCCATATCTAGCTGAGCGCTCTGCTCATAGATGAGAGCAGCTGCGCAGTATGCGTGGGCTAGCTGAAATGATTGTGCATTAAAGACCTCATCTTCTGTGAGATTATCAGCTAGTAGATAGCCTCTGACATTCATTGATAACTCATCAAGAGATGCTTTGACTTGAGGCATAAAATCACTCTGTCTGCGTGGCACCATATCAGCTAATGGTGCAAACATGCTTACAAGTAAATCATGATCTAGACCTGTGTCAAATGGGCGCAAGGTAACTTTAATTACACCCTTGTCTGTATATTCTCTATTCTGATCACCTAAGTCTGCAGTGTAGCCTACAGTGTAACTATAGTAGCCATCTGTATCAGTGAGCTGTGCAGTACTAATAGTGGTATAATACATAGGGACATGCAGAGTGGCTGCTGTACTTAGATCAATCTCTCTAGGCAATGGCTCAGCTAATATAGCAGTAGTGCCCACAATTCTAGATAGAGTTACTGAGAAATAGGTATCACCCTCTGTGATTATAAATGCCCTCTGCTGATCAGCTTGCAGAGGGTCTGCTGATGCGCTCAATGTTAATGTACGCCTATCGCTGGCAATAGCTGTGATGCTAGAGTTAGCCCTGCTCTGAGTTAGACCCACACTAATAGTAGTGATCGCCTTAAATATCTTTAGAGTAACAACGCCAGTAGTGGGGCGGGGTGCTGTCCATTGAAACATGTAGTCTGAATCACGCGCTACTTTAATCATTTCTTACCCCCTTTGTTAGCATCAGATATGTCTGATGGCTTAGCCTGCTCTAGGTCTGCTGCCTCAATAAATGATTCTGTCACAGGTGACCAGCTGTGTCTGCAGTTATAGCCGCCGCCTGATGTTTTCACTGATAGGCCCTGCCCATTGTTGAGCTTTCCCATCTGCCTCTCATCTACTACTAAATTCACTAAAGCTCTACAGAATGGTCTAGTGATGCCATCTCTAGGGCCTGTGTATAGATAGTGATCTAGCTCTGCAGCTGCACCTGCCACTGCAGTGATGCCTCTGCCATATTGGCTGATCTTTGTTTTAATCTCAGTGAGCTGCCTGCCCTGTGCTCGAGTCATACGCATTTGCATATTGCTCATCACTGTATTCAGTGGCACATCTACAGTTAAGTCTCTCAGAGAGTCTCTCACATTTGTCTTGATGGTGGGTATGACCACACCCTCAAAAATGTCTGTGATAGTCTGAGTCTGTAGCGTCTGTATCTGTGAGCCTATTGTGCTCATATCAAATGCAGGGTCTACAGCATTCAATGTTTTACTCACAGCGTTTGTGATTGCCTGCTGCTGAGTAATCAAATCATCGATAGCATCTCCTAAACCCCCTGTTATCAAGAGCTTTAGGAGATCCTCATCTGTTGCTTCTAATATTGCACTAGGGCCAGCGCTCTGCACTGTCAACTCTATAGTGCTTAATAGAGAGGAGATCGCTTTATTAAGCGCCCTCTCAAAGTCTTTCTCTGCTCTGATCTCTGCCTGTATCTGATCTCGCCTAGCTCTGATCAGTGTAGCCATTACCCCTGTTGATGCTTCTTTAGCTTGCTTTGATAGATCATCAATAGCTAGCTGATCAGCATCACGCTCAGTTAATAGAGTAGGGGTAGCGCCACATGTACAGACCATAGCTCATTAGCACCCTGTTAAGACATGACCTAGAGTACCGTCTACAGTGTGGAAGGTGTTGACCTCCTCACCCCATACATAGCGTCTAGTTTTGTCATTGCTGTCATATTGACCTGCAACCATGTCAGAATAGCGCAAGTCAAGTGCAGCCACTGGCATGCCCTTAACATTGCCTGACTTCTGAACAATCGCATCAGCACCACGCAGAATACCCATGAACACTCGGGTACCATCCCAAATAGCAGACTCTGATGATGTGGCGCCAGGCACTGCAGTCTCTCTGAGAGCTTGACCTACATAGATATTAGGGATGCCTAACACATCACGCAGTACGCTGAGTACAGCCTCATCATTGAGCAGATTACTGCCTGATGCTACACCTAAAGTGCTATCACCAACAAAGCCACGCACTTCAGGGTTTTTAGCTAACGCTCTGAAACATGCACGCCCTAGAATAAGTGTGTCAGGGTTGATGCCATGCGCTGCTGCAAACACAGTGTCCTTAAGATCAAACAACTCACTGAGTGGCTCAGCGCCTGCTGTGCCAAATGCAGCAGCAGCTGCTGATGTGTTGAATGTAGCAGGGTTAAACAGTACATCTGCAAGGCGTTGCTCTCTATCGAGCTTGAGCACTCTGCTCACCTTGCGTGCGATTCTAGCCTCTTCACTGCCAGGGTATTGCGAATCGAAGATATCCTCCATAGCAATATTATCAGACGCGCTAAAAATGTCAGCTTTGAATGTTTGACTAGATCTGTCAAAACTGCCGATCATCGCTCTAGATGAGCCAGGCGCACGCTTGAGATCAAGGCCTGCACCCGCACCCATAAAATTGCGTGTGTTCTCTAGCAATAGAGTGCCACTGCGCTCAGGAATCTTAATCGACTCAAGCGCCTTATCAGCTATGAGCTGATCATCAGAGGGCACAGCCTCTGCTACAAGACTCGTGAGAATCTGGTCTACAGGATGTAAATTTGAATATGATGATGCCATTGTTAGCAGCTCCTATTAGGTGTTAAGGCTAGATGGGCCTGAGAATACAACAAAGCACTGATCATCAGCAGCCACACTAGTTTGATTAATGTTAGGCAGGAAGCGTGCAACAGGAAAAAATGTTACATCAGCAGCCTCACAAGGCTGCACTTTGCCTGCTGTGTCTGCTGATAAAATAGGCGTAGTAGAATCAATTGCCTCTGATGCAATCACTCGAGTGATGCCTTGGACTAGCACCTCCACAGAGTCACCTGCTGAGCAAGCACGCTGAGCCACGCCCAGTACTTTATTATCAGTAGCAGCTGTGGTCACCACAATCTTGCCCGCGTTATCCATTGAGACAATAGCAAATTCAGTGATAGCACCAGCTGCTACATAAGAAACGATGTTTGGATTAGTGCTCATTTATTAGCCTCCAAATGCTTGCGCATAGTAATCAGGGTTTGACCGTTGAAATTGTGTTAACGCCTCTGAGTAGGTTAGAGACTTCTCTGCTTGAAGCTGTTTAATCTCAGCGTCTAAAGTGGCTTTGGTGATCTGTGCCCCGCTTGCACCGTGCCCCACTTGATTGAGTGGCACTGAGCTGTTTGCAGGGCGCTCTGAGAATAGCTGCCAAAATGAGGGCTGTAGCTCTCTCATCTGCCATGCGTCATGCGCCACAGATTCTTCATGAGGAGTGATGCGCCCATCTCTGAGTAAAGCGCCCACAGCCTCACGCGCCTCAATGGCTTGCTTTTCAGACTCGATGGCCTCAAGTCGCTTAGATAGCTGATTGTTAGCCTCACGCAGCTTATGAACTTCTGAGAGCATAATGCGCTCACTCATAGCTGTGCTCTTCTTTTCGTCTTCCTCTTCTGTCATCTTCTCAGACTCAGACTCAGAATCATCCTCTTCTGTCATCTTCTCAGACTCATCATCATCTTTGCTCTCTGTGAGCTTAGACTCAGCATCAGACTGCATATCTTTAATAGCCTGCTCAAGCTCACGCACCATCTCATCTTTAGCGATGAGCATAGAGCGCATGTCCTCAGCTGACATAGAATCTAGATTATCAATCATAGTATTCCTCTCATTGAGTGTTACCCTGTCAATTCGATCATGCGACTGAGCAGGGCGGGGGGTTAGTGTTATGGCTAGCAGCTGAGCTGAGCCGATTAGTGAGCCGCCGTCTCTAGTGTAAACATCGCCTGCAATAAACTCAGGAGAAGACCAAAGCACGCCGCCTGCATTTCGTACAGTCTCAAGACCGCGCTCATTGTATGCAGGGGTAGCATATAGGCCATCATC